ACCGATTTTTTGCGCGACAGCCTCGAAGGGGGGACCAGTGAGCGATACGTCAGAAGCCGTAGGACGCGCGTCAGGGCGTTCGCGCCATCCCGCGGTACCTCCTGTTGCCGCTGTTGAGACTGGGCCGATAGAAACCGCTGTGCTTGAGGACTTATCTGTGCATAACGAACCTGGGACCGCTGGGCTTCGTGCGACTGCTTTGCGTTTGGCTCGCACGCTTGATGGTGATGCTGGTATTGCGACGGCAGCTGTTGCGCGTGAGTTGCGGGCCACTCTTGAGGCTTTGATTGTGAAGGAGCCGGAAGGTGACAACGACGCTCTCGACCGACTCATCACTCGGATGTCTGCCCCGCTTCAGCACACCGCGGACTGATCGCGCAACGTTTGGCCCGAACGTGGGTGAGATCGCTGCGGCCCTTGGTACGCCGTTGATGCCGTGGCAACAGCACGTGGTTGATGTCGCCCTTGAGGTTGATGACGCTGGCCGGTTTGTTTATGACCAGGTCGTGCTGACTGTCCCTCGCCAGGCTGGTAAGACCACATTGATTTTGGCGTTGATGACGTGGCGTGCACTTGGCTGCGTTGAACGTCAGCACATCACCTATGCCGCGCAGTCTGGTGTGGCCGCGCGTGACAAGTTGTTGGACGAATACTTGCCCGTGTTGCAGGCATCGGCTTTGGGTGAATTGTTTACAGCTCGCAAGACCAGTGGGCATGAGGCTTTTATGTTTAAGACTGGTTCACGGTTGACGATCACCGCGGCTACTGAGAAGGCCGGCCACGGTGGCTCGCTTGATCTGCCCGTGATTGATGAGGCGTTTGCTTACACTGATGCCAGGCTTGAGCAGGCGTTGTTGCCGGCTATGCGTGCACGCCGCCGGTTCTTGCCAGGCCCGCAGTTGTGGGTTGTGAGCACTGCCGGCAATGCTGGGTCAACGTATTTGCGTGGCAAGGTTGATGCTGGTCGCCAGTCGGTTACAGATAAATCACTTAGCGGGACTGCGTACTTTGAGTGGTCAGCGGACATCGATGATGATCCCGCGGACCCTGCAACGTGGTGGTCATGTATTCCCAGCATGGGCCACACGGTTGATGAGACTGCGATTCGTGCGGAGTTTGAGACTTACACTGACATCAATGAGTGGCGCAGGGCTGGCCTGAATCAGTGGGTCACTGGTGCGGCTGAACCTGTGTTTGCTGCGAACGTGTGGGAAGACTTATCTGATACTGCTTCGCAGATTAGTGGCGAGATGGTGTTCGGTTTGGACATTCCGCGTGACCGCAGTGAGGCAGTGATTGCTTGTGCTGGTGTGCGTGAGGATGGCGCGTATCACGTTGAGGTTGTTGATCAACGCAATGGTGCGAAGTGGGTTGTGAAGCGTGCTAAGGAATTGCAGGACAAGTGGGGTGGCCAGCTCGTTGTTGATGCTGGGTCATCGGCTGGGTCTTTGATTCCTGATCTTGAGGCCGCTGGTGTGAACCTGCACTTGATGTCAACGCGCGACGTGGCTCGAGCGTGTGGCTTGTTTCGTGACTCCGTGACTGACTCCGTTCTGCATCACCTTGATCAGGCTTCACTCAATGAGGCTGTCAATGGTGCGGCGTTGCGTGACCTGGGTGATCAACAAGCCTGGAATCGCCGCTCTGCCACTAGCAACATCTCACCACTGATCGCTGCGACTAATGCGCTTTATGGCGTGCAGTCGCAGGTTGTTGCCTCTGGTGAGCCCGAGGTTTATTTCATCTAAGGACCCAGATGATTCTTGTTCCTGATTCTAGGCGTTATGTGTCGATGGCTGAGGGCCGTGGTGCACCGCGACCGTTTTGCTATCGCTGGTTGTTGCCGGCGCTGTGTGGTGCGTCACTGGTGCGCTGGCGTGTGGCCACTGTGCTCGGTGTGTTGCTGACCTGCATTGGTATCGCCTCATTGTGCGGGTCGTGGTGGCAGGCCTTGGCTGGTGTCATTGTGTTTGTTGCGTTGCCGATGACTGAGTTCAATCTGCGTAACCCTGTGCTCACCGATTCGTTGAGTATTGGTTTGGCCACTGTGTCAGCTGCATTGTTTGTCAATGACCTGATTGTGCCTGCTGTGCTGGTTGCTTGTGTGGCTGGGATGGTGAAGGAATCGGCGCCTGTCTTTGCTGCGTTGTTTGCTTTCACGCCGTGGCTGTTGCTTGGTTTGATTCCGGTGTTTGTGCACATGGTGATGGTTAAGCCTGGTGTAGATGTTGTGGTTGAGCCTGGCATTGAGGACACGTTGCTTCACCCATTCCGCACTGGTGTGCGCTTTCACCGTCAGATGGTGCTCAAGCGTGACGCGTATCTGATCGCCCCGTGGGGTGGCCTGCTGATCGCCTTGACTGTCATCGATGTACGTCTTGCCCTGTGTGTGGCTGTTGCCTATGGGCAGTTGTTGGTGGCCACTGACACGGTTCGCTTGTATCAGTGGTGCGCACCGTTGGTCATTGTGTACGCGGTTGCGTGTGTGCCTGCCCCGTGGTTGTTGTTGCTGGTTTTGTCCGTTGTGTTCAACCCGTTCCGTGGGGATGGTGTCTAGTCGTGGAGGGTCGTTGTGTTTAAGTCGATCATCCTGCTTGCTCTTGCTGGCGCGTTAATCGTGGCCGGCCTTGCATGGATTCTGCCCGCCCTTGGCCTTATCGCCGCGGGTGTGTGCGTGGGGTTCTTTGCTCTTACTCGTGAGGATGGTCAATGAGGCTAATCGATTCCATCCTGGGGCGTGAACCCGAACGCGCTATCCAGTCGGCAATGGTGCTGTCTGAAACTTACAAGTCTGTGTCTCGTGAGCGCGTGGGTGACAACTTCACGTCCTGGGCCACCGATGGTGTCAGTGGCAATCCCATAGTCGCGGCTGTAATGAACGCTCGCCTAAACCTGTTCACTGAGGCTGAGTTTAAGTTTCGCAACTTGTCGGATAAGAAACTTTACGGAAACCCTGACCTGCTCAAGCTTGAGAAGCCGTGGCCTAACGGCACCACTGGCGACCTGTTGGCACGCATGGAGCAGGACGTGTTCCTGTCTGGTAACGCTTTCATTCGCGACGCTGGTACGCGCCTGGAGCGTTTGCGTCCTGACCGCGTTGAGATCGCCACGGTCTTTGACAATGAGACTGGTGTGGTTGAGGTCGTTGGTTACTTGTATCGCCGTGATGGTATTGGCGAAGAGTTTTATCCTGTTGAGCAGGTAGCGCATTGGGCACCTTTGCCTGACCCGCTTGCTGAGTACCGTGGCATGAGTTGCCTGACCCCTGTGGTGCGCGAGATCAACGCTGACCACGCAATGACTGTGCACAAGCAAACGTTCTTCGACAATGCCGCTACCCCAAACCTTGTTATTAAATACAACACCAAGCTGACGAAGGAAACGATTGACCGCCTTCGTGATCGCTTTAACGCGCGTTATTCCGGTGCCACTGGTGAGAAGACAATGGTGCTCGATGAGGGCGCGGACATGACCATTGTTGGCAACAGTTTTGAGCAGATGGCTTTCACTGATGTGCAGAAGGCTGGTGAGGCTCGTATCGCTATGGCCGCTTCGGTGCCCCCGATTGTGGCTGGTTTGCAGGCTGGCCTTGACGCGGCCACGTACTCAAACTATGGCCAGGCATTGAAGGCTTTTGGCGATAACTTTATGCGCTCACATTGGCGCTCAGCGTGTGCAGCTCTTGAACCTCTTGTCAACGTCCCTGATGGTGCACGCCTTTGGTATGACGTCACTGACATCGCGGCGTTGCAGGAGGGTGAGTCTCAGCGTGCTGAGGCTAACCGCACCAGGGCCACTGCGATGGGTGAGTTGATTCGTGCGGGTTACACGCCGGACTCGGTCACTAACGCTGTGAACGCTGATGACTTCTCGTTGCTATCCCACACTGGCGCTATCCCGACAGCGCTTTACCCGAATGGTCAGGTCCCAGAATGATTGAGTTCACCCGCGCTTACCCACTTGAGGACATCACTATTCGTAGTGGTGGCGATGGTCGCACCGTTGAGGCGTATGCCGCAGTGTTCAACGTGCCGCAGCGCATCGTTGATGGCAGTGGTCAGTACATGGAAGTTATTGACCGCGCGGCTTTTAATAAGACGCTGGCCGATAAGGGCACGCGTTTTGGTGTGTTTTACAACCACGGTCGCACGATCTGGGGCACACCATCGGACGCCTACTCAATGCCCATTGGTACGCCGGAAAGCATTGTCGCTGATGAGCGTGGGCTGTTGACCGTTACTCGATACAACAACACGCCTGTGGCTGACCAGGTTCTTGAGGGTATTCGCACTGGTGCCATTACCGCTCAGTCCTTCAGTGGCTCGTTTGTGCGCTCGGACATTGCTACTCCCCGCGGTGGTTTCAGGCCTGCTGCCGATGGGTCCCTAAAGACTGTTACTCGAACGGAGATTGCGATGCGCGAATACGGACCTACTCCGTTCCCCGCTTATGAGACCGCGGCGATTCTTGGTGTGCGTGCCGAAGACATCGCTCAAGTGCTTGCCAACTTGGACGCTGACCAGCGTGCCGAAGTGGCCAGCCTTCTACAGATTCCCGTGATGCGACTTGACGAAGTTGCTGACACGGATTCCAGCACGTCACTTGACGCCGCTGCCGAGGAGCCGGTCATTGATGACCACTCTGCGCGGACAAACCATTCATTTCAATCCTTGCGCAAACAAGCCAGGGAGAAGGGGGTCCTCTAAATGAGCACCCGAATTGAAGGGCTGGCCGGCGAGCTGGACGCGTTGCGTCTTGAGATCACCGAGCTTGACGCCCTAGAAAACCCAACTGAGGAGCAAGCAGCTCGTTACGCTGAATGCATCACCGAGTGGGACAGCAAGAAGTCTGCACAGGATGACGCGATTGCTCGCGCCGCCAAGTTGGAAGAAATCAACGCTGCACCTACCACGTTCAAGCGTGAAGCCGGTTTCTCTGTTCCTAACGTGATTGTGCGTCAGGACCCATTTGAGAACGTTTCTGCTCTGCGCAGCGATGACTACAGCAATGACACTGTTGCTCGTGCCATTACCGCGTTTGAGACTTCAGGCCGCGGCGTTTCTGACGCTGATCGTGAAGTCATCATTGACAAGATTGAGAACGTTCCAGGCGCCGCTGTGCACGCACTTGTTCACGGCTCACCTGCGTACCGTTCCGCTTTTGGTTCATGGATGAAGACACAGGGTCAAAACTCTTTCTTCAACGCTGAGGAAGTTGACGCGCTTCGTGCGTCGATGACGTTGACTGGTGCCAATGGTGGATTCACCTTGCCAACACTGCTTGACCCCACGTTGATCAAGACTGGTACGGCAACACGTAACCCGATCCGGTCGGTGGCCCGCGTTGTCCAGGGTACGCAAAACGTGCTCAACCTGGTCACTGTTTCTGGTGTTACCACGTATTTTGTTGCTGAAGGTTCTGCATTTACTGACGGCACTCCTTCGTTCACCAATCCCCAAATCACGGCCAGCAAACTCGCCGCCTATCTCACGGGCAGTTTTGAGATCTTTGAGGATTCCAATCTTCAAGCTCAATTGCCTGGTCTGATTGCTGAAGCGTTTGATTACGCTGAAGGCACCGCGTTCATCAGTGGTTCCGGTTCGGGTGCACCTAAGGGAATCGTCACCGCGATCTCTGCGACTGCTGCCTCAACTGTCACCGCGACGACTCGTGGTTCCTACACTTCGGCTTCTGTTGCTGACGTGTTCGCCGTGGTCAACGCTGTTGCTCCTCGCTACGAAGACAACTCCACGTGGGTTGCTAACAAGGCGTGGTTCAACACGACTCGCCAGATTGCTAACCCTTCGGCTGCTGGTCAGTTGCTTCCGCCTGCTGACACGTCACTGCTTGGTTCGCCAATCATCAGTAGCTCGGACATGAGCTCGGCCACCACTTCAGGAACCGTCATGGCCATCCTGGGTGACTTCAGCCAGTTCGTGATCTATGACCGCCTTGGTACGACGGTGGAGTTTGTGTCCAACGTTGTCGATGGTTCTGGTCTGCCTTTGGGTCAGCGTGGACTTGTTGCTTACAAGCGCGTCGGCTCCAACGTTAC